AGGCTACCTTGGGGTACTGTAATGGGACCAACTAACTCAGCTCATATATCTGGTATTGGTACAACTACACACGGATTAGTGAATGGCTCTTGGGTTGTTGGATTCTTTAGAGATGGACCATCAGCACAAGACCCTATTATTATGGGAACCGTCGGATCAGGATATGAAAAGAAACCTGATACGGATAAAGGGTTTGCTGATCCTTCTGGCACATATCCAAAGTTCCAGCAAGATACAGATGGTACGGATTTAGAATCAGATTATATAGACACAAACTTGTTAGCACGTGGTACGAACACCATTACACGAGAACTTGATACTGTAACTGAAGAGCCTGCCACAGCTTATGCTGCAGAGTATCCGAATAATAAAGTAACACAAACAACATCTGGTCATATTATTGAAATAGACGATACGCCAGGTGCTGAAAGAATTAATGTAAGACATCGCTCTGGTACATTCGTAGAGATACATCCTAATGGTGATGTTGTACAGAATAATGGTAACCGATTCCAAATAACAACTGGTAATGATAATGTTCATATAACAGGTGTTTGTAATTTAACAATAGACCAAGACTGTAATACAACTATCTTAGGTGATTGGAATATCGATGTTACAGGTAATAAAAACGAAACGATTGGTGGTAACGTAACAGAAGACGTCGGAGGTAGCATTAATGAAACTGTTGGCGGTAGCGTGACTGAAAATTTTGGTGGTGCTCAAAGTACTACAGCCGGCGGTAATGTTACTATCGTTGCTCCAACAATTGATCTTAACCCATAGGATAGCATATGCCAGGAATAGTAAGACAGGGTGATTCACACGCAGGACATGCAAGTCCCACCCCCAGTCCGTTTCATAAGACTTCTTACGTTGGTGGTTCTCCTAATGTGAATGTTAACAGTAAGGCAGTAATACGGCTAGATGACTCTACTGCATGTGGAGATCCTGCTGTTGGTAAAAGCGGAAATGTTAAAGTAAATGGTAAAGGTGTTCATCGATTAGGTGATGCTACTGGTGGCCATGGTAGTTGGGTTCCAAATAGCGCAGCTACTTCTTCTACTAATGTATTTGCTAATGGCGGGGGTGGAACACAAGGGACTGCTGCTACGCCAGAAGATGCTATTGCGAGTAAAGGTAGTTGTACACATTTTGATTGGAATAACAATGCATGTTTAGACCAATCTACGGATTCTAATGGAGATTATTACGTTGCACCTTAACATAGCGGAGTATAAATAGATATATGGCAAATATAAAAGACGGAGATCAAATAAGTTCACCTGAAACTCTATCAGATAGAAGTGTTGGAAGTGAACACGAGAGGTCACTCCTTACGTCTCTAGTAAAAGGTTATTCTGATTTAGATCTTAGTTTAAAACTGCATCCAATCCGTAAAGACATTATTGCGCTAAAGGATGACCAAGCAGTTAAGAATGCTGTAAAGAATTTGATTCTTACTAACTTTTATGAAAGGCCCTTTCAATTAGGTTTAGGCGCTAACCTTAGAGGATTACTATTTGATCCTGCTGATGCTATTACAGAACTAGCATTAGAAGATAACATCAAAAGAGTATTAAAGCAAGAACCAAGAGTAAAAGCTACCTTTGTTAATGTAACTGATTTAGCAGATCGTAACGCATACAGAATCACAGTTAAATTTAATATCAAGCAATTTGACTCAGAAGAAGAAGTTGAAATTGTATTAAAACGCTTAAGGTAAAATAATATGGCTACCAATTTAAATGTAACGGAATTAGACTTTGATCAGATTAAAGATAATCTAAAAAGTTTTTTAAAGCAACAATCGGAGTTTAACGATTATAATTTTGAAGGCAGTGGGTTATCCACACTGCTAGATGTTCTTGCATATAATACACATTATAATGCTGTAGCTGCACATTATTCTCTTAATGAAGCATTCCTAGATTCTGCTCAAATTCGTGGTAATGTTGTTACTCGCGCTAAACTATTAGGTTATGTTCCACGGTCTATTCTTGCACCAAGAGCTAGAGTTACGCTTGTTATTCAAGGGCAAGCTTCAGATCCAGCTGTTATTATTTTACCTCGAGGTACTAAGTTTACAACAACTGTACAAGGTGAAACATATGATTATATTAGTCTATCTCAACAGGATGGATTAAAAGATTCTGATAATCGTTACACCTTTAGTAACGTAGAAATTGCTGAAGGTACATATAAGAAAATGTTATATCGTGTAGATAACGACATTGAAACGCAGAAGTATCAAATCCCAGACAACGATGCAGATACTTCTACTCTTAAAGTTACTGTACAAGAAAACGAAAATGCACTAACCTATGATTCATATAATCAATTTGAATCTCTCTTAAATGTAGATGCTAACACTAAGGTTTATTATATACAAGAAAATACAAGTGGGCGGTATGAAGTATATTTTGGTGATGGTGTTATCGGGCAAAAGCCAATTAATAACAATGTTGTTACATTAGATTATGTTTATACTCATGGCCCTGAAAGTAATGGCGCAAGCACATTCTCATTAGATGGTACTGTTGGCGGATTAGTTGATGCTACATATACTGTAACTACTACATCTAATTCATCAGGTGGTTCTGAAAGAGAAACGATTGAATCGATACGGTTTAATGCACCATTAACATTTACTACTCAGAATCGTGCGGTTACTGCAGAAGATTATCGTGCTATTATTCTTAAATCATTCTCTAATATTTCATCGATCTCATCATGGGGTGGTGAAGATAATGATCCTGTAGACTTTGGTGCAGTTTATATTGCGATTAAGCCAATTACAGAAGATAAGCTAACAGACGAGGAAAAAACTAGTATTATTGATACAATTCTAAAAGGTAAAAACATTGTATCTGTAAGGCCTGAGATTGTTGATCCTAACTTTACATATTTAGAGTTAGATGTATTCTTTAAATATAATCCAAACCTTACCGATCGTACAGCTACTGCATTGCGTACAGTTGTAAGAGATACTATTTCTGATTATAGCTTTAACAACCTTAATAAGTTTGATGGCGTATTTAGATATTCACAATTGCTTCGTGCTATTGATAACTCAGATCGAGCTATTATTAATAGTACAATTAGACCATACATGTTCCAAACATTTACTGGTACTACTGTAAGGTCTAATAATAACTTTGAATTAACTTACGCGTCACCACTTCTTCAACAAGGTGATTCACAAAACTTTGCAATTACTTCATCACCGTTTAAAGTTAACGGAGTAGATCATTACTTCGGTGACGTACCATTATCAGACTCTGAAAATAGAAGAGTAGTCGTTTATAGAGTAGAAAATGGTGAAAATATTATTGTAATTAACAATGCTGGTTTAGTTGAACCTACTAAAGGAAAGGTATCTTTAAATAACTTTAGTTGTGATTCTAATACTACGATTAAAGTTACAGTCGTACCTGATGCATTAGATATCGCACCAAAACGCGATCAGCTACTTAGTATTGATCAGCAATACGTTTCAATCAATCCAGAGATTGATACTATTTCTACAGCTGGTTCCTCTGGTTCTATCGATTATACTACAAATTCAAGGTTAAGATAATATGGTTGCTGAAACTAATTCACCAGGCTATATCGAGACGATAGCATCTTCTCGTAAAAAGACAAGAGAAAATCTTAAGGTAGATCAATTAATACCTTCAGAGATTCTCGATGATTCTGGCTCAGATGGTATTAAATTATTATTAGAAAAGTATTATGAGTTCATGAATATGAGCGAATTCATATACGATAAAGATGAAACCTATAATGATTTAATTTTAGACAATTCAGCATTCTTTAGAATTGAAGATCCAAACCTTGAAAATAATAAATTCTTTTCTGACTTTGTCGGTGCAGCTTCATCATTAGAAATAACTTCTAATACAGGTAACTTACCTGCTGCTGTAGACGTAGAGCTTGCTGATATTAATGTCGGTATAAATGATACAATACAGCTTACTGCTAATCAGGCTAATCAAGCTCCGGTTGGCACACTACTTAAATATACAGCCAGTTCGACATCTATTGGAGGTTTAAGTAATAACGCATTTTATTACGTTGTATATAATAACTCTAATAAAATTAAGCTATCATCTAGCCCTGGTGGATCTCCTATAACATTAAATGCTACTGGGTCTGGAACACATACCATTGAAGGCGCTGGGCCAACCATTACATATCCTATTTCTAGAAGTAACATTGTCATTTCTAATGGTAATGAATTACCTGGTACTCTAGGTGCTAAGAAAGACATAGATGACGATACAGAAGAAGGAATTGCATTAGGTAAAACATTACAAATAACTGGTCTTAACGGCCTTAATGGAACAAGTGCTAAGTTAACTACTCCTAATAAAAACTGGGTAGGACCAGGACCATCATATGTTTTAAATTCTATTGAAGACGCGATGGATATTGATAAAAACTCTGATCCTTCGATTGATCCTACTAACCAATATCTTGAAATGATGCAGAAAGAAATTGCAGAAGCTATTCCAAGATCACAGCAAGGTATATCAGTTAATAAGAGTACACTGTATAAACGAATTATCGACTTTTATAAAGTAAGAGGTTCGAGTGATTCTGTTGAAATGTTCTTTAGATTATTATTCGATGAAGAGGTAGAAATCCATAAGCCATACGATGATACACTTATTCCATCATCTGGTAACTGGGACTCAGGTACAGAACAGTTTGTATCCCGTAAAGGTTTTGTCTCTGATACTAAAATAAGACTGCACGATAACGATCGTTACCAAAAGTATTCTTATTTAATTAAATCAGGTCTTAATAAAACAACATGGGATCAAGTTTATAGCCGATTAGTACATCCTGCTGGATTTAAGTTCTTTGCTGAAATTAGTATCCTAATACAAGCTATTCGTGCTAAGCTAAAAAATCCTGAAGGTGCTATCACAGATAATGCCAAAGGTGTTTACGAAGAAATTAAGAATCTTGCTACTGGCGACTTTGTTAATCAGTTTATTGCACATGCGTATCCAAGTGGTGCTGATCGATTAGCATTATCTTCAATGCCTGGCATACAACCTGGTATTATTGGTATTGAAGATCTACCATTATTAATTGAAATGGTAGCATCTACGTTTGAACCTTCAATTGCAGCATATATTAACCAAACCGCTAGACTAAGTCCAATTATTGTTGGTGGTGAACTAACTGCCATTACTGTTAGTAGATCGGGTGGTGGTTATGCATCTGCACCATCTATTACTATCACTGGATCGAGTACTAGCGATAACGCTACTGCTACATGTACACTTAACGCTCTTGGTGGAATAGAAGAAGTTACAATCACTGATGGCGGTAGTGGATATACTACAGATAATATCAATATTAATATTGGTGCATTAACAACTCCGGCTGGTAGAGTTGGAAGAATTGAAATACCGCTTCAAGCTAGGCAAACCGGTGATGGACATAATCTAGTTGATGATGCGCCATTTGCTGCGGTATCTGGCGGTGAAGGTTGGACAAATGTTGTCGGCAGTGGAACAACACCTGCAGGTTTACCATATTTAGAATTTAGCGATGCGGCATATCAGCTTCCAGGGCGTACTGATTCTCCTATTGGCGAATATTTTAAAGTTTGTGGTTATGTTAATACGGTGGGTAACACTGGTGGTTGCGGCTTATCAATTAGAGGCAGCGATAATGTAGATGCGCCGCATATCATACAATATTCTGGTAGCCAATTTCCATCGGGTTTAAACTGGACATACTTTGAACATATTTTCCAATGGACTAACTTTGATAATGCTAGGCCTGCAGAATATTGGTCTATAGCAATAGATGTTGGTGGTGGGTCCGTTAATGGTGATACACTAAAATTAGCTGGATTACACTGGGAACTAATAGAAGAACCATCACTACCAGGCAATAAACTATACAGCAGACCACCAACCATTGAAATTGGTGCACCTACTGCAACAGATGAAGATGGTAATTTATTACCACTAGGAACCGATTATAACGATCCAGACATTAGAATACAGGCTACTGCAAAGTTCTTGATGCAACCAACTGGTGTTCAA